GACGGTGAACGACGGCGCGTCTAACCCCGGTGATGCGTTCATCGCCGGCAATCTGACGGTGGGCGGGGCGCTGACCGTGACGGGCTTCGGCCCCCATATCATTTCGGGGAACGCGCCCGGCTTTCTCAGCATGCAGGTCCGCAATACCTACCCGACCGGCGGATCGCAATTTGTCCTGGGGAATGACCTCAACTTTGCGCGGACGATCGTCCAGAGCCAGGGCAGCGGCTTTGCGTCTAACGGCGCGCTCATCGCCGACGGATCGCTGCTGGCGGCGAGTGGGAATGGCGGACTCTCGGTGCAGGCGGCCGGGGCCGGCGCGGGCGCCGCGATCCGCTTCTATACGGCCGGGAATACGCAGCGCCTGACGATCCTCTCGACGGGCGAAGTGCTGATCGCCGCCGCCGCCAACGTCGGGCCGGGGACGCTCTGCGTCCAGGCTGATACCCCGCATCTCGGCCTCACCGTGAGCGACCAATCGGCCGCGCAAAATCAGACCTTGGTCGGATGTTTTAATAGCGCGGGCACGTTCTCGGGCGGGATTCAACATAGCGGACCGACGAGCGTGGTCTACACCACGAGCTCGGACGCGCGGCTCAAAACCGACGACGGGCGCGCGTCGGATCTGGCGGCGCTGCGCGCCGTGGTCGTCCACGACTTCACCTGGAAAGCCGACGGCGTGCGCGACCGCGGGATCTTCGCGCAGGAGGCGGCCGCGCTCTATCCGCGCGCCGTCACCGTGGGCACCGACGAGACGACCGCCGCCGGATCGCTCGCGCGGCCGTGGCAGACCGATTACTCGAAATTTGTCGCCGACCTGATCGTCGGCTGGCAACAGCACGACGCCGAGCTCGCCGACCTGCGCGCCCGCCTCGCGCCTCAGGGGGCCGCGTGACTTACTCGCGCCCGCGCCACGGACGCGCCGGGACGACGAGATCGAGCACGAGTAACAGGACCACAAGGGCCACGAGGAGCGCGCCGCCGCCCACGAGCACCCATCCGAGGAGATGCACGATCCGCATCGACCAGGAGTGTAGCAGCCTGATCCGCCCGCTCGAGGCCGCCCGGCGCGCCGCGCTCGCGCCGCCGCCCGGATCCGCCACATGACGCCCGCCGGCGCGCTCGAGTCCGTGGCGGATCTCCGCGCCTGGCTCGAGGCGCGCGTCCGCGTGCTCCAGGGCGAACAGCAACAGCACGCCGCCCACGCGAACGCCGCCGCCGGCGCGCTCGAGCTCTGTCAGCAGTTGTTACAGGCGATCCCCGCCGCCCCCCTCGCGGCGCCGCGCGAAGGCGCGCCCTAGATGGCCTTGTTTACCGGCTTCTGCGGCGGCAGTAACGCGGAACGATCGTCCCTGATCGACGCCGAGATCACGGTCAATCTGTATCCGACGACGGTGGAAACCGCCGGCGCCGCGAAAGCCGCGTACCTCGTCGGGACGCCGGGCTTGCGGCCGCTCGTCACCGGCCCGACGGCGGGGCCGTGTCGCGGGATCTTCTACCAGGACGGCCGCGGCTGGACCGTGCTCGGGGATCAGGTGTGTGCGCTCGTGTTCGACGCCGCGAGCGGTGATGTCGTGGGCGTGACGGCGATCGGCCAACTGCCCAACGACGGCCGCCCGGTGAGCTTCGCCAGCAACGGCGACGGCGGCAACCAGCTGATCCTGTGTGGCGGCGGGCTGCTGAAACTGATCAACCTGGCGACGGGCGTCCTGAGCGCCGCGATCCCGCTCCCGCTCGCCGGCGTGCCGCGGTTCGTCGGGTTCATGGACGGGTATTTTGTCTGTCACGAAGAAGGATCGATCCGCTTCTGGTTCTCCGGGATCGAGAACGGCCTGAGTTGGGACGCGCTCGACTTCGTGAGCCGCTCGACCGCCAGCGATGGGATCGTCGCGCTGGCCACCGCCAATAGTCGCGTCTGGATCTTCGGCTCCGAAACGAGCGAAGCGTACGAAGATGTCGGCGACGCGGATAACCCGTTTCAGCCGATCAAGGGCTCGCTCTTTCAGATCGGGATCGCGGCGCCCTATTCGCTGAGTCTCGGCCTCGCGACGATGCGGTGGCTCGGGCGCAGCAATACGAGCGGCCTGGCGGTCTATCGGCTCGACGGCTACACCGGGACGCGCATCTCGACGCACGCGATCGAAACCGCGATCGCCGGCGCGCGCACCGTCGCCGACGCTGAAGGGTTCACCTACAGTCAACAGGGGCACCTCTTTTATGTCCTGACCCTGCCGTCACTCGGCTCCGACGGCGATACGATCGTGCTCGACGAGCTCGAGCGCCAATGGCATCACCGGCGGACGTGGAACACGCACCTCGCGAAAGAGCAAGTGTGGCGCGTCCGCGGACACGCCTTTACCGGCCGGTGGCATGTCGTCGGCGACCGCTCGAGTGCCGCCCTGTGGGCTCTCGATCTCGATCGCTTCGATGACGGCGGCTTTGTCTTGCGCGCCCGCCGGCGCGCGCCCTACCTCGGCGCGGAGAACACGATCGCGTCGATCGACGCCTTCGAGCTCGGCGTCGAGCCCGGCGTCGGCCTGACCAGCGGCCAGGGCGCCGCCCCGCAGATCGAGCTCTTCGTCAGTCGCGACGGCGCGAAAACATGGCAGAGTGCCGGCTTGGCGCCGCTCGGCGCGATGGGCCACTACGGCGACCGGACCCGCTGGACGCAACTCGGGCAGGCGCGGATCGATCGGCTCGTCTTTGAAGTGGTGATCACGGATCCGGTCAAGCGCATCCTCGGGCCCGGCGCCTGGGTGCAGGCGACCCCGGGACGGACGGTCTAGCGATGGCGATCGGGGATGTCCCGCTCACGCCGATTATCGACACCGTGACCGGCAGCGTCACGGAGATCGGGCGGATTTTTCTGCGGACGCTGGCGGCCGCGGTCAACGGCCTGGCGCCGATCGACGCGGCCTATTGGACGAGTCGCGCCGCCGGCGTGCTGAGCGCCGAGGTGAATCTCGGCGCGCTCGCGTCCGGCTATCTCAAGATCGCGACGGCCGTCGGGATCGCGACACCGACGACCGTCGCCAGTATCCCGCAAGCGGACATCACCGGCCTGACCGGGGCGCTCGCCGGGAAGGCGTCCCTCCCGATCAATCTCGCGACCGATGTGGTCGGCACGCTGCCCGCCGCGCAGGAGCCCGCGCATACCGGGGATGTCACCAACGCGGCCGGCTCGCTCGCGCTCGCCATCGGCGCCGGCAAAGTGACCAACCCGATGCTCGCCGGGGCGATTCCCGCCAGTAAACTCGTCGGGTCCGATCTCGTGCTGGCCGAGAGCCAGGTGACGAACCTCGTGGCGGACCTGGCCGCGAAGGCGCCGCTCGCCTCGCCGGCGCTCACCGGCACGCCGACCGCGCCGACCGCGACCGCCGGCACGAATACGACGCAGCTGGCGACGACCGCCTTCGTCCAAGCGGCGAGCGGCACCGGCACCGCGAAACTAGCCGGCGGCAACGCCTTTACCGGCGAGCAACTCATGACCGCCGCGGCCAACGTCGGGCCGGGCAATCTCTGTGTGCAAGGCGACGACACGCACATCTGTATCACCGCCGTCGATCGGACGGCCGCGCAGAACCAGCATCTGTACGCCTGTTTCAACAACACCAACGCCTACATTGGCGGGATCCAGCATAGCGGCGCCGGCGTCGCCTACAACGCGACCTCCGACGCGCGGTTGAAAGACGACGCCGGCCGCGCGACCGATGTCCGCGCGCTCCGCGCGCTCGTGGTGCATGACTTCGCGTGGAAAGCCGACGGGCGCCCCGATCGCGGCGTGTTCGCCCAGGAAGCGCACGCCGTCTTCCCGCGCGCCGTCACCGCGGGCACCGACGCGCGCACGGAGACGGGCCAGCTCGCGCGGCCCTGGATGACCGATTACTCGAAATTCGTCGCCGACCTGATCGTCGGCTGGCAACAGCACGACGCCGAGATCGCGGACTTGCGCGCCGCGCTCGCCGCGCTGAAAGGATCGCGCTAATGGCGACGACGCCCAACCTCGGCTACGGCCAGCAGAGCGAGCAGACCATTGACACGGTGAACCAGTGGATGCGCGCGAGCGACTGGTACAACACGTTGATCCACTCGTTCGGCCAAGACCCGCGCAACGTCCATCTGAACGACCAACAGAAACAACAGGTCATGCGCGCGGCCCAGGCGCAGGGCGTGGTCGTCGACGAGGGCAACATGGAGATCGACCCGTCGGGCAACTTCAACCCGATCGGGCACAAGCTCCGGAACACGTTGATCGTCGCCGGCCTGGCGGCGGCCACGATCGCGACGATGGGCGCGGCGGGCGTGTTCTCCGGGGCGGCGGGCGGCGGCGCCGCCGGCTCGAGCGCGGCGGGCGGTGTGCTCGAGGGCACCGCGGCCGGCGCGGGCGGCTCGACGGCCATCGCCGCCGGCATCCCGGCCGGCGTCGGCGCGGTCGAAGGCGGCGCCTATGGGCTCGGCGATGCGGCGCTCGCGTCGATGGGCGGCGCGGCCGGAACGGGCGTCGGCACCGGGGCCGCCGTGGCCGGCGGTGGGGCGGGCGCCTGGGATGCGGCCGGCAATTTCATCGGCAATAGTACCTACGACATTCCGGCCGACGTGGCCGCGGCCGGCGGCAGCCGGTCGTACATGGATCTCCTCAAGTACGGGCTCCCCGTCGGCGGCGGCATCGCCGGCGCGCTGATTCAAGCCAACGCCAGCGGCAACGCCTCGGCCGCGCAGCAGAAGTACCTCGAGGACGCGCTGGCCTACGAGAAGGAAAACGATCTCTATAACCGCGGCGTCGCCGCGGATACGCTCGCGTATAACCGCGCCGCCAGCGAAGCCAAAATCGCGCTCGAGGCGGGCCGGTATGCCGACTACAGCGGGCGGATCACGCCGTTTGTGCAGAACGCCACCAGCAGCAACGATCGCATGAGCGCGCTGCTCGGCCTGCCGGCGCGCAGCGGCGCCACGAGCGGCGGCGCCAGCGGCGGCGGCGGGTCGTCCTACAGCAGCTACGGCACCCAGACGCCGCAAGGCGTGGCCGTCTCGCCCGAGCTGACGCAGCGCGTGATCGACAACTACAAGGCGCTCGGCCTGACGCCGACCGGCGCCGGCAGCGGGCCGACCGATACGGCCTACTTCGCCGAGAAGTACGCGCAGACCGGCGGCAGCAACCCCGGCAACGATGCGTATTGGTTTGGCCCCGGCGGGCGCATCGCGAAAGAGGCGACGCAGGCCGGGCTCAAATTCGGCGCGCCGACCACGACGACGCCGCCGGCCGCGACATCCCCGACACCGTCGCAGACAGGACCGACACCGGGCCCGCTCCCGATCCAGCCCAAGAGCCCGGCGCCGGCAAGCAGTCTCGTGACGGTGCGCTGGCCCGACGGCAGCACGTTGAGCGTCACGCCGGATCAGGTGGATCAGTACCGCCGCGGCGGCGCGACGGTCGTAGGAGCGTAGATCATGGCCGCATGGACCCAAGCCGAGCTCGCCGAGTCGCAGAACGCGGCGAATCAGTACTACACGTCCCACCAAGCCCCGCAAGGCTGGACGCCGGACGACGTGAACCAGCAGTACCTCTATTGGCGCCAGCAGGGCTACAGCCACGCCGACAGCATGGCGCACATGACGACGGCGCTCGGTTGGGCGGCGAACCCCACGCCGGCCGCCGCCGGCCCCTCGAATGAGCAAATGGCCGGGTTCTATCAGAGCAACCTCGGCCGCCCCGGCACGCCCGAGGAATACGCGCCGTGGAACCGCGACTATGGCGGCGACGCGAACGCGATCCGTCAAGCGATCTACGACTCGGCCGAAGCGCAGGCGTACCGCGCCAAACAAGCCGGCGGCGGGACGACGAGCGGCGGCAGCACCGGCGGCGGCGGCACCGGCGGCGGCGGCGGCGCCATGGCGGCGCCCGGATGGAGCGCGCCCGCCGGCCCGCCGTCGTCCGGCTTCGGCGCCGCGCCGCCGACCTATCAGAGCGATCCCAACGCGCCGCAGTTTCAACCGCTGCCCGAGTACCGGGCGCCGACGTGGACCGGCGGCGATTTCGTCAACCCGAGCGAGGAGGATCTCAAGAGCTCGCCCGGCTACCAAGCGCGCCTCGACCAACTGATCAAGACCAAGACGCGCCAGGCCGCGGCGCAGGGCACCGTGTTGAGCGGCGGGACGCTCGTCGCGCTCGATCGCGCCGGCCAGGACTACGCCACCAACGAGTACCAGACGTTTCGCAACAACGCCCTCGACGCCTACAAACAGAAGTACGCGCAATTTACCGACGCGGCCGGCATGGACCTGAACGCGCGCACGATCAACGCGAACCAGAATCAGCAGACGTTCGCGAACCGGACGCAGACCTACAACACCGGGAACGCGCGCACGCTCAGCGACTACCTGACCAACGTCACCGCGCAGCGCAACGCCGAGCTCGATTACTGGAACCGGCTGAACGATGTCAACCAAACCGGCGCCAACCTCGCCGGCAGCAGCTACCGGGCGCCATGAGCTCCGTCAGCGCGATCCTGCAGCAGATGGCGGAAAACGCCGGCCGGGCGCAGCTTGCGCGCGGGCAGACGTACGGGAGTCTCGTCGCGCAGGCCTCGCAAGTGCCGGCGCAAATCATGG